ATGCTTGGGGATACATGGGGGATACAAAGGTCAAAGACTTTGACGCTTTAAAGAAAGCAAGAGTAAAGTCAGGTAAGTGATGACAGATTTTAAGATTAATGTAATAGAAGATTTTATAACTTTAGAAGATGCTGACACATTTGTAAGTTATATAAAAAATAACTGTTCAGACAGAACAAAATTTTATACGCCTATAAGACATAGAGTTGAAAATAAAATAAGGTATGAATCACACATACCAGAACGACACACATTTTCAAATCATTCAGAAATCTTACATCTGTTAAAAAAATACTCTGATAAGTTTTTATTGGAGTGCAATCTTTTCTTTAAAGATAATCAAGAAATATACTTAACAGCACAATGGATGACCATGTTGGGCCCAGGAAGTATACTACCGCCACACAAAGATAATCACAAAGGCGCAGAGCATTTATTTAGAAGCGGTGTTATTTATTTAAATGAAGAATTTGATGGAGGATATTTAAATTTTCCAGATCAGGATCTTACAGTTAAACCAAAAAGGTTAAGTCTTGTTCTTTTTGATTCTAAAGAAGTACATAGAATAACAGAAGTTTTATCTGGTGTAAGAATAGCAATGCCTATTTGGGCAACGAATATAAAAGAAAAGGAAGTCTCATATGAACTTTGAAGATGATGAAATACAAAGGCTTATAGACCTCGGTGCTCTTGAGTTTGTTGGGATAGATCAAGAAACAGAAGAGCCTTTATATAGACCAACAGACATACTAAAAAGTATTGATCCAGACTTAAGCAAAGAAATGTCTATTTACTTTTCACAAACAACAATGAGGTTGTGGGAAAAGGGTTTTCTAAACATGGATGTAACGCTTAAAGATCCTTCAGTAACTCTTGCAGAAAAATCTTTTAATGCAGAACTTATAGATTCTTTACCTAAAGAAGAAAAAACAATCATGCAAGAAATAATCAGAGTTCTTTCAGAAAAAAAGTGATACAATGAAGATTGGGGGTATCTATGAATAACTTGTACGGTGCTGCTGGTCTAACTCTAACTATACTATTAGTTTTATTTACATATGTATTTGCATCAAGATCTAACAAAAGTACTCCAACTGTTAGCCAGGCTATGCTTCTTTATAGGTACAACGGAACTAAAAAATATTCAAGGAAACTGGTTACAAAGACTCAGTCAAAAATGCACCATGACAAAACAAATGTCAAGGTTATTATCCTAGATAATCAAGCATACTGGATCAAAAATAACATTTTTTACAAGGCTCCATTAGTAGATCAACTAATAGACAAAGATTCTGCAGAAGAAGTTGACACAATAAACATGGATAAGGTACAATTAGATAAGATGCTTTTTATAATGGACAAACTAAGAGAAGGGATTAACGATGATAGTAGGGGTTCAAGGGACGAGTAGTTTTAACAACTACAATATCTTCTTAAGATCAATGGCTGTTGCCCTTTCTGAGTTAAAAGAAGAAGACAAAGATTTTATTGTATATTCTGCTGGACCAAACAATATAAACATGATGGCCATGGAATTTGTAAACTTATCTGAAAGAGGAATGAAGTCAAGAAAAAAGAATATAAAGTTTTTTAAGGTTACTCCTGAATGGATGGAAGAAAATATAAAAGATTTTAATCATTTTGCTTTTCTTTCTAATCCAAAGGAGCCTGTTTCAAAAACAGTATATTCGTCAAAACTAAACAACATAAATACAAACGTATACACATTTTAAATATATTAAAATTAAGTATACCCAACCTGTGCTAAGCACACAAAAGAACGGAACATAATGAAAACGATTAACTCTTTAAGCGTGATGGAGTCAATAGTAAACAATAACAAGCAACTGTCTTGGGACGGATGGACTGTTGTTGAAACTTTTCCATCAGACAAGGCATACTTTTCAAAGTTTGGTATATACAAAAATAACCAATGGCAGATGAAGAAAGAATTTATCCCTTCTAACAAAGGATGGGAAATCCCAGATAAGTATGTGAGATAAATGAATAAGTATAAGTGGAAAGATAATGCCGTCTGCCTAGACTACGATACAAATTTATTTTTTGATAAATATGAGGATGATGAATTGTTAAGGCCAGCAATAGATGCCTTGTGTTCCTCTTGCTCAGTAAGAAAAGAATGTTTTTCTGTTGGAATCTCTGGCAAAGAGTGGGGCATCTGGGGTGGTGTATACTTAGAAAATGGAGAAGTTTCTAAAGAATTCTCTAGTCACAAAAGTAAGACTGACTGGGGCCAAACTTGGCAGTCGTTAACAATGGAGTAATATGTACACAGATTCAATGAGAAGGGCGTTTCGATCACTAAATGCTCCTAAAAATTTTTCTTTACAGATTGTAGATAATGACAATTTCTTAACTGTGAAAGCCAGTGAAAAAGATTTTATGTCTTTGGAAACAGTAGAAATGAAAAGAGAGGCAATAGAATACATGATTCGTGTAAAGAAAGCACTAGAGGATAATGGCGCAATTGTGTTGCTTGTTAGAGAAGGTGGCAAAGAGTTATGATTGAGTCTATCTTGGTTGGAACCTTTGTTTTTTTAACATTATTGTTCTTGTCATTATATCTGGTGCAAATTAAAAAAAATCGTGCAATTCTTGCAAACACTTTAAAACTTTTAATAATGCAAGAATCTTTAAACAGCGAAAATAAAACAGACAAAGAGCAAGCAGATGAGGCTTTTTTAAAATTTGTTTCAGATTCTCGTGACTGGGCATATCAATACATAGATGAGGCTCAAGAAGGTTTAAATAAGTTTATTACTGATATTGAGCCTGAGATAGCCTACTTTGATGAGTATGGCATAGCGGGTTCAGCCTATCCACACTATCATTCTATGAAAAAAATTTCAGTGGCATACAAAGAATTAAAGAAACTCTTACCAGAAAATTATGGTAAAATAGATACATGATTAAAGACACAGATGGAAAAGACGAAATCTATTTAGCAAATGTTGCAAAAATAGGAAGTTCTGCAAAAAACGTATATGTTATAGAGAATTTTTTACCAGATGAAGAATATCAAATATTATCTAATTTTGTAAATAATTCCGATGATATTGGTTGGATTAAAGAGCCATGGACCACCGAAAGAAGTCCTAACGGCTCAGTTCCAGAAGACTGTCTTGAACTTTTTAAAAAAATATTTCAAACTTCTAGACTAAGATGTATGGATCACTATGATGTAGAAGTAGATAGTGATTTTATGGGTCAATATTTTTTAACTAGGTGGAGTGTGGGCAGTAACATGAAACCTCATATAGACACAGACTCAATGAAGCATCAGCATATTGTATGTATGTATTATTTTAATGATAATTATGAGGGAGGAGAAATCTTTTTCCCAGATTATGATTTAAAAATAAAACCTAAATCAAATACTATAATTATGTTTCCTGGTAACGAAAACTATCGTCATGGAGTTCTTGAAGTTTCAGAAGGATTTAGGTATACTTATGGTATGCGTTTTGTTTTTACTGGCTCTACATTTTTAGGACCAACAAAAGAACGTGTAGGGCAAAACTATGATTGAAAAACCTTCCGAAAAAGACGAAATCTATTTAGCAAATGTTGCAAAAATAGGAAGTTCTGCAGAAAATATCCAGTACATAGAAAATGCTCTGTCTAAAGAAGATCACAAAGTTTTGCTTGAGTATGTAAAAAATGCTGAAGACTGGAAAGAACAGCCCTGGCTTGCTAGAACTGTTGAATCACAAAATTTGCCTGAAGAAATTTTTGAAATACTAAAAAAAACATCTGAACTTGTTTACAAAAAAATTACAGACTTTTATGATATAGCCATAAATCCTCACCGTGAATCACGACTGCATGTTGTTAAATTTGTAAAAGGTTTTTATTTAGTCCCACATGTAGACACGCTATCATCAGAAGGTAATCATATTGCATCAGTATACTATATTAACGATGACTATTCGGGTGGAGAAATTGATTTTCCAGATCACAGCCTAAAGATTAAGCCAAAGGCTAATAGCCTTATTATATTCCCTGGCAATGAAAACTATGTTCATGGAGTCAATGAAATTATTGATAATGACCGATATAGTTCTGCTATGTGGTTTCAGTTCACTGGATCTACTTTTGACAAACAGGGAGAATGGTATAATTAGAACATGGATTCTATAAATAATATACAGATTAGAGAAAATATTTTATCTGAAGAAGAACACAAAAAACTTCTTGACTATGTAGAAAGTGCTGATAATTGGCATACTCAGCCATGGGGTGTTAAGTTGCTTTCACCATCAAAGCAGCCAGAAGAAATTCTTATCATTCTCGACAAAGTTTTTATGCTTGCTTATAAAAGTTGTATAGACTTTTATGGCGTAGATCTTTACGGTTTCGACAAGAGATCATTTCCTTTAGTTAAATTTGAAAAAAACTACAAGATGAACGAGCATGCAGATACTACAGGAGATTTTGCAGCACTATACTACCTCAATGATGACTATGATGGCGGAGAAATACATTTTATGGATTATAATTTAAAAATTAAGCCAAAGGCTAATAGTTTTATTATGTTTCCTAGCAACGCAGACTACTGGCATGAAGTTCTTGAAAATATTGGAAAAGAAAGATATTCTTCTGTTACATGGTTTAAACTTCTTGGGTCTAGTCTTGAGAGGCCAGAGATGGGTCTACTTAGATGAAAGATGTAATACTATCAACACTAACAGGTTTTGGATGTGGCGTAGTATTTGCTGCATTCAAATTGCCAGTTCCAGCACCACCAGTTTTTGCGGGAGTCGCAGGAATTA